TATTGGTGGTGTTACCAATACACCCAAAGGAATTTGTAGTGCAATCACACGCGGTGCCCTTAATTTGGCCAAGGAAACCCTGTCCAACAAACCTGGAGTTTTGTTGTGTCATGATTCAGGTACGGTGTATACTAAACAGTATGCAGAGTGTGTTGGTGACTTTTTTACCCTTGCAGGTCCTCATCCAAAAAGCCCGGTTTGTTACTTGCCTGAGGGCAGTAATGTCGAATTTTATGGCGAAACTGTAGGCAGGGTTAAACCTAAATCCCAGGTGTTTAAAACAAGCATCAGTGACGATGTAGAAGAGATTATGGGCATAAGTAATGAGTGGGGCCCCCCAAAGTTTAATGTGGGTTATCCTTTCCAAGCTAGTTTAGCCCATTTGGCCAATCCCTCATTTGGTTTTCCTCCAGATTTGATAGGTAAAGCTGCCAGTGATTATTTACGAACCATCATTGCTGCCATTGATAGTGTTGATGGACTCAAGCAATCTATACGGCCTTTGGATGACCAGGCTGTTATTGACGGTGAACCCGGAGTACGCTACATTAATTCAATGAAATGGCAGACGTCATTAGGTCATCCCATTAATAGGCCAAAATCCACCATGGTTACTACACTACCGCCAACCGAGAAGTATCAAGTACCACATAAGCTGCATCCAGTTTTTCCACGAGTAGCCAGAGAGATGGAGGCGAGTTATTGTAGAAATGAAAGAGCTTACCCTATCTACTCAGCTTTTCTTAAGGATGAACCAACTCCTGTGATAAAGGATAAAGTGCGAGTGGTGCAAGCCGCGCCCATGGCTTTGCAACTTGTATTTCGTAAATACTACCTGCCTATAGCTAGGGCATTGTCTGTTGTCCCTTTGTTTAGTGAATGTGCAGTTGGTATTAATCCCTATTCTGATGAGTGGGAACAATTGGTGTCGCATGTTGCCCGTTTTGGGATCAAGAGGGTGCTTGCTGGTGATTACCCCAAATATGACTTGCGTATTCCTATTGCTGTTACATTGGCGGCTTTTTGGGTGTTGTGTAAAATTGGTGAGTACACTGGCAATTATTGTGAAAGAGATCTGGTTGTGATGCGTGGGGTAGCTAGCGATACCACTGCCCCTCTGCTTGGATACAATGGAGATTTAATAAGGGTATTTGGTGGAAATCCATCGGGACAGAATCTTACGGCTTACATAAATAGCATTGTTAATAGCATACTAATGAGATGTGCCTTTTTCCATGAGTATCCTGGCGTTTATGGCAAAACGTTATTTGCTAATTGTGTTGCGTTAATGACTTACGGGGATGATTTATTTGGTTCAGTGCATCGGAATTATCCCAAGTTTCATTTCCTTACCGTTCGTGATTTTTTGGAGCACGGAGAAATGGGTTTTACCATGCCGGACAAGGTTAGTGATCCCCGGCCTTTGATGGATTTATCTGAAGTGGATTTCCTGAAGAGAAAGTCTGTTTATATAGACGAACTTGGATTACGTTTTGGGGCTCTTGCTATAAAATCCATATTTCGCCAGTTACACTCTCTGGTTAAAGGGGAAGTGCATGAGAGGGAACAGCTCTTGTCTGGTGTTGATAATGTCATGCTCGACCTGTTTTATCACGGAAGGACCATTTATGATGATTACCGTACGAAGATGTTTGAATTGGTGGAGCGGCACCC